TCTCATTGTAAAATTTAAAGTCCAAATAATACTTTGTCTAGCAGACATGTCACCTTCATATTGATCATCATAATTAATTCCATCTAATGTAATTTTAATATCTCTTTTAATACCTAACTCAGGAAGTTCATTTACAGTAACATTAAAATCTGGATTAAAATATGGTAAAATTTGTTCTACAATTTGTAGTGCGTCCTCTTGGTTTTTAGCAAAAACATATAATGAAACGCCCATGTTGTATGGTGTAGAAACGAAAGTGCTTCTTACTGTATTAACATTATCATTTTCGCCAACAGCTCTATTTCTTTGTATTGGCGAAACTTTTCTTGCAGGGTCAAAGACAAATTGATCAATCTCAAAACCCATTCTAGGCAAAGTAATTGCAACCTCGCCTCTTGCTAGTTCGTCTGGAATAGCAGCAATTCTAGCTAAAAACTTTTGTTTCGTAGAGTAAGATAGAGGTACACGAATGGATTGTGACAAGTTTCCGTCAGAGTCTCTTCTATCAACATTAATGTTATTAAATATCATACCAAAGGCAATAATTGCCTTCTTAACGTGCTGATGATAAAATGTTTGATTCTTAAACATTACGAGTTACTACCTATCTCACCAAATGGATTTATTTCTGTGAAGTCTAAAATGTCTTCAATATTATTTAGTGTACCAAAATTGTAGTTATCTGTCGTTGTATTTGTTTTAACAACCGAGAAACCTTCTAAAGTAAATGGCTCAGAATCTTCTGCAATTAAATATTCTCCATCCTCTGTCAACAGACCATATTCAAGTTGATCCAAAGTATTATCATCTTGGAAGTCATCTACCGCTTGTATACCTGTCTCAAACTCTTCTGAGCTGTATTCGAACAATTCACACTCTAGTCTATAAACGTATAGTTTGCCTGCTTGATAAAAAGGATTGGCAAAGTCAACTAGTTTAATTTCAAATATAGAGTTTGTTTTAGGAAAATAAATTAAATCTCCTTCAGCGGGCCTTGAGTCAGTATTATAAACACCGCCAGATGTGGATACTAATTCTTCCCATCTTCTTCTAGGAAGAACAAACGTTGCAGAGTCCCTAACCTCTATACCAAATTTTGTAAATATATCTCCTTCACCGTCAAAACCATTAACGTTCTCAAGATACATCTCAATAGGATATGCCTGAGTAAACTCAGACAAAGTATCTTCGTCAAAAAGTAAATCTTCGTTAACTACGGTTCTGGGAAGGTAATAAACATCATTGCCATAAATTTTTATAGACTCGATGATTAAATCTTCAATAAGGCGCTGTTCATTTGTAGTCCCTATCGAATCGCCTTGTTGGAAATAGAAGTTAGTGGGCATTGGCTTACCCTATCATGAATGTCGGAGGTAATTCGTATCTTCTCTGCATTTCATCTTCAATGGTTGAAATTTCTTGAATTGCTTCTTGGAAGATCGTATCCCCGTTTAGTGTTACACCCCCAGGTAATTGTATGCCTCCGAACTTTTTCATATTCTCGCCCCACTGACGCTTAATAAGTGCTGTTGCGTATTTCTTTAAAAACATGTCATCATATACCTCTGAGTAGTTAGCGGGATCTAAAATAGCATAAGCCTCAGCGACAACATAATCTCCGGGGTTGAAAGTTTTATCCCAATCAGTATCAATATAAAGTCTGTTCGTCTTTCTATTCCAACGAATTTGGCGAGATGAAACTAATAGTTGTTCTAGTGTTGTTAAATGAGACTGAACGATTGTGTAGTATGTCATATCTGCTCCTAGCAAATTATACAAATCGTTCTGTCTAAATTGATACATAATATCAAAGAGGTTACCATCCCTGGTATTAGCAGTAGCTGCTCCTCCAAAATTAAAAAGTCTAATAATACCTGTAATGCCGTTTGAAATAGGAATGTATCCCTTTTCAATATCGCCTTCGGTATAAAAATCTGAAGCAGAGACAGTTGCAACAATGCCAGACTCGGCACCGCTTACTGTTTCACTTGCTTGAAATGTGCCTGTAATTTTTTCAGCAGTAACATATTGTCCCGAAGCAGAAGAAACTTTAGTAAATGCACCAGATGTTGCACCAATAATAGTCTCCCCTACTTGGAAATTTTCTACGACTGAAGATGTAAATTTAATCTTTGAGCCTTCAATTTGATGTCTAACATAAGTTCTCTCTACGCCATCAAAATGATACTCCTGAAAAAACTGCAAAGCGTCATCGATTCTGTCGTTAATTTGATCTTCATCAACGTTTATCTCGATGACAGGAAACCCTAGCCTTCTAAGACAATAGTCAATTAAATCTTGTCTTGTAGATAAAGCCACTAGCTAAGTGCTCCTAAATCTTCTGTAGTTAATTGCCCGTTTGGTGTACTTAGATTATCAAAATTTGCAACCAAAGATTGTCCAAAAGCATCTGTACTTCCAGTCAAATCTCCTAAGTCTCCTGTTGGAAACACAAGACTAGGATCAGCCACAGCATAGTTTGATAATTTAATAATATTACCCGAGCTGTCTTTTGTATAAAGAATTTTGTCAGCCGTGTTCATGGCAATCTCACCAACAGCTAGATCACTAACTGTTGGTGAGGCTGAACTCGTCTCACTTCTTTTAACTTTAATAGTTATTGCCATTAAAATTTATTCCGTTTAGTTAAGTAATGTTCCTGCACTATTGTAAATATTTATACGATAATACGCACTACTTTGACCGTCTAACAAATCTGAATCTAAACCAGACCCAGAACCATCAACTGTTTTAATTGCTGTAAGAAGTTCTGATGCTGAGCTATATGTTTCTGAGAAACTCATAACACCAGTTGTGCTGTTGTAACTTAAATCGCCACTTGCACTAACAAGTCCTCTAACTTCAGCGTCTGTTCTTTCAGTAAAACTCATAGCACCAGTTGTGCTGTTGTAACTTAAATCGCCACCTGCACTAACAAGTCCTCTAACTTCAGCGTCTGTGCGTTCAGTGAAACTAATTGTTCCGCCTGACTTACTAAGATCACCACCAACGCTAATAGCAGCTTGTGCTCTTGCATCAGTATAGTAAAGGTTAGAAGCACCTTCAGCAACATCGTCAGTATCATGATTGCTCAATGAGCTAACAGTACCTGTTACATCACCTGTTAAGTCTGCTTCTACTGTTCCGGCTACAAATGTCTCAGAACCAATTGTCCACTTATCATTTGTTTCGTCCCACAAGAATGTTACCGCAGTTGAACCGCCTCGGCTAATGCTAAGTCCGGCATCTTCTGTAGGTGAACCAGATGTAAAGTTGCTGTTTAAAACAATAGTGTTGTCTGCTAAATTAATAGTCTCAGAGTTAACTGTAGTGGTTGTACCGCCTACTGTTAGGTTACCTGTAATGTTGATGTCGTCATTAACAGTTACATTACCTGTACCGTTACCACTTAATACTAGGTTAGTATCAGTAGATTTGGTTGTAATCTGATCAACTTTAATGTTGTTAGCAAATGTAATATCGTTTCCTGCACTGTTTGTAATGTTTTGTCCATCTTCAATTTGAAGTGTACCTTTAACTTGAACAGTACCTGAGCCTGTAGGATCAAGTTCAATGTCACCAGATCCGCTAGTCTGTACAGCAACGTTTTGGTTAGAGTCTGCAGAAATTGTAATTGTACCTGAGTTATCGGATACAACCTGTTGTCCGTTAACATATAACGAACCAGGACCTACATAAATATCCCTCCACTGTTTTGTAGAAGAACCTAAATCATAGGTAACGTCTGCTGAAGGAACAATATTTCCGTCTAGATCAGTAAGTAAGCTCTTAACTCTAGCATCTGTGTAATATTGGTTTGTTGAACCTTCTGAAACATCATCTGTATCAGCAGCTGCTAGTTTCGTATCGAAATCAGCATTTGCTCTTGCAGTTGTGTAGTAAAGATTAGTACTTCCTTCTGAAACATCATCTGTATCAGCAGCTGCTAGTTTCGTATCGAAATCAGCATTTGCTCTAGTAGATGTGTAGTAAAGATTAGTTGAACCTTCAGTTACGTCATCTGTAGTACCAGATAATTCACTTAGATCATCTTTACTTTGTACTTGGGTGTCTACATAGGATTTTGTTGCCATAGTAGCAGTATCTGCTGAAATTTCACCAGTACTGTTATTATAAGAAATACCTGTGCCTGCACTTAAATTGCTAAGTGTAATAGCGCTGGTATTAGACAAATCTGCTAGGGCAATTTCAAATCCACCTTGTGTAGAACCATCATGAACAACAAGGGTATCTTTAGTAGTATTAACAGTTATCTCACCTACTGCACCAGTAAATGATGAGTGTTCTGCTGTTGTTCCCCTTCTAAGTTGTAATATTGTTGGCATATTTTATCTCCTAGTATGTCCCACCATCAAGAGCGTCAACTTGGGAACCTGGCACTACCGCGCTAACTGGTAAATTATCTAAGTCTGCTCTTAAAATTTCATATCCCCCTTGTGTTGTTCCATCATGAAGAACAAGGGTGTTTTTTGTTGTGTTTACGGTAATTTCTGCTTCAGCACCAGTAAATGATGCGTGCTGCGTAGTTGTACCGCGTCTAAGTTTAACTCTCGCTGCCATTAGGTTAACCCTCCGTAATCTACGCTGTTATAACCAATGACTGTATCAGTAATGAGGCCATAGTCTAAGTCAGCTGTTTGTGTACATCTGACAATAGCTGTTCCTGGACTAGTTGTAGTATCTACTGTAAAGTTTCCAAATGTTGTATCCAAAAAGGATATATTGGAAACATCAGCAGTAGTAGAACCATCGTCCACAGCAACACCACCACCAATCGCTTGGATTGCATCACTAGAGTCTCTTACATACAGCTTTTTATCGGCTGTATTAATAGCAATCTCACCTACTGCTAGATCACTAGTTGTAGGTACTGAGCTCGCTGTTTCCGATCTCTTCGGCTTGATTGTTATCGCCATTTAATTTCTCCTGTTCTTTATTAGTGTACTCTGCTAACTGTTTTTTCAAGGAGTCAATTTTCTTATCGGCCTGTGAAAGTTCTTTCACTAAAATATCATTAGAGGTTTTAAGTTTGTCGTCTATTAAAACTTCTTTAGGCTCGGCATTTTTTAATTCTTTAATTACTTGCTTCGCCTTTTGTAATTCTTGTTTTAACATATCGTTCTCATTTTCTAAAAATGCGTTAGTTTCAACCAATCCTGAAACATCATCTGCACTTCTAGAGTCTTTTTCCTCTTGTTGATCTTCAAAACTTTGTCTTAAAGTAACAATATATTCTTCCAATTCTTTAACTTGCTTATTAGCAAGTTTAAGTTTAGCTTCTAACAAAACTCCATCCATTGTTTTATCAGTTAACTTCTTTGATAAACTTTGAATGTATTCATTAATTAAAGCATCATTTTGTTGTGTATTTGTATCCATCATTCCACCTCAGTGTAAGGGGGCCGAAGCCCCCCTTTAATTATCAATTAGTAAGTTCCACCATCTAAAGTAGATGCCCATTCTGGTGTTCCGTTGTTAGAAACAAGGAAAGTACCGTCGGCACCCGCTGCTGTTACTTGTAAAGCACCTGTTCCGTTACCATACACAATACCGTTAGCTGTAAAGCTACCAGCACCTGTACCACCGTCAGCTACTGCAATAGCAGCAGATAGGCCGGAAACTGTACCGCCAGATAATGAACCAGTTACGTCACCAGTTACGTTACCAGTTAAATCACCAGTTACATCACCTTCTACGTTTGCCACCATAGTAGCTACTGCATAACCTGTTGCAGCAGTGTCTACAGTTGTAGTGGGAGCAGATTGGGAGTCCTTAAAGAGCTTCCACTTGCCGTCGTTTGCGTCTCGGAATAAACCAGCGTATAGGTCTTGTGAACCACTTGTGTCATAAAGACCGAAGAAACCAATGTCTACTGCATCTGAGCTATTGTTGCCAGAAGCTAGTTGGAACAATGGATCGCTTACTGTTAAGTTTGTGGTGTCAACTTGTGTAGTAGTACCAGCTACTGTTAAGTTACCAGAAACTGTTAGGTTACCACCAATTGTTGGGTTAGTAACAAGGCCAATTGCTACTTGGTTACCAGAAACAGTAACTTCAGTTTCGTTAGTTGCACCAGCAAATGTAAGAGTTTCACCACCGTTAACTGTATCGGTAGTTGAACCATCTGAAATATCAAATGATGTAGCAATTGCTGCTGTACTTGCTGATGTAATTCTACCTTGTGCGTCAACTGTAATAACAGGAACCGCTGTTGTAGAACCATAAGTTGAAGCTGAAACACCAGAAGCAGGCAAGCTAATTTCTCCGCCTGACTTGCTAAGTGTAGAGTCTACTGAAATAGCACCTTGTGCTCTAGCGTCTGTAAAGTAAAGGTTAGTTGAACCTTCTGTTAAATCGTCGGAGTCAAATGCTGACATATCAACGTTAAGTGTAACGTCTCCTGATGTGCCACCACCTGTTAAACCTGTACCCGCTGTAACGCTCTCAATGTCACCAGCGTCGTTTGTGAAGCTAATAACACCAGTTGAAGAGTCGTAACTTAAATCACCACTTACACTAATTGAGCTTCTTGCTCTTGCGTCTGTAAAGTAAAGGTTTGTAGAACCTTCAGTTACATCGTCTGTGTCGTGGTTGCTAATGTCGCTAACTGTACCAGTTACATCACCGGTTAAGTCAGCAGTAATTGTGCCTGCTGTAAAGTTGCCTGAAGAATCTCTCTTAACAATAGCAGAGGCTGTGTTGGAGTTTGTAGCTCCATCAACAAGATCAGTGTAGTATTTACCACCTACTTTCTGAATAACCGCTGAGCCGTTTGAGTCCTTGGACTCAATGTACATAATAGCACTTGCACCGTCATTGGATGCATCTTGGCTATACGCTAATTCGGCTTCGGCTAGATCAGTCGTTGTAGGGGCGGTTGCACCACTAGATCTTTTAATCTGAATAACTGTTGCCATTTATTTTTCTCCTAAATATTTAGATTTTATTTTTTAGTAATAACCAAGATCATCAATTTTATTTTTTATAAAACTAGTATGTTCCGCCGTCTAACAATTGAATGTTTTCGGAGGAAATTGCTAAACCAGAAACAGGAGTTGCCTCCCATTTTCCAGTATCGGCATTATATGTAAAGGTATACCCATCTTGAGCATCGGTGAGATCAACATTAGCCAATCCCTCTAGTTTTGTTGCTGTCTGAACCTTAGACGTAGATGTGGTAGTTGTTACCACGCCGCCTCTTCGTGTAGGTACTGTTACTTTAATCGCCATTATCGTGTTACCTCTGGAGTTACTGTTATAATGCCTTCCAAAACTCGAAGTGTTTCTGCCGAGGACTCTATCTCAACATCATAAACATATCTGCCAGCTTTAAGGCTGGAGGTTTGTTCTGCAGTCAAAGAAATTGTCAACTCTCCTGTTAAATTCACTTTCGAGGTTGTAAAACTTGTATAAGTATTAGTATAATAACTTTTTCGTAACTGAGCTCTTGCCGTATAATCAGACAGATCTTTTGCAGATCCGTCATCATTGGAAAGGTTTATTGATGTGGAAAATGTTGTTCCTTGATCAATAACAATGTTCGCTACAGTTGCCATTAGTGATTATCCTCTTACTCTGTTATTTATAAAAATTATTGGCTCTAATGAAAACAATTTTAACATTAAAATACGGTAACAAATACTCAGCGAACGCTGTTAATTCTATTTATGAAAAGACGAACGGCAAGTACAATTATGTTTGTGTAACTGACAATCCTGCTGGTTTGAACAAAAATATTAAGATTATTAATATGGATTGGGAGCCTGAAGGACACTGGGAAAAGATTAAACTACTAAGATATAATGATCTGGGTTCTGTTCTTTATATGGATTTGGATACAATTATACAAAAAAACATGGATCATATGTGGAATTATCTTGACAAACATCCAGTTATTTGTTATACTTATT